GCGACTCTGATGAGGAATACATCAACGGCTATGTCGGGCTTGCCCAGAACGGGCAAGTGGTGCGGCGTGTGTCGTTTGAGGATTTGCGGCAGGCGGGCTATGAGATCAAGTATGAGAGTCCGTCTGTGATCTCGATGACGTACAAGGGTTTCGATATCGGCTACATCATTGCCGATGTTCCGGCCATCTCATTAGCCAAGAATACAAACGCAGTGGCTAAGGTCCCATGACGTTAAAATTAGGCGCCGCACTGTGTTGTTGGGCTGCTCCGTGGCTTCTGCGCCGGTACCCGCGAAGCGGCCCCAAACAATGACCACGAAAAGACCCAGAATGGTATCAGGCTGGTATTAAGCATCGCGCGAATTAGGGGCCATCTATCTATGCCAGACCACCTTCGCGCAATGATTACCCTCACTGCGGCTACCTCGACACAATTAGATTCTGCGATCAATACCAGCCTTTCAACCTTCCGAGGCTGGTTCCGTCGGTTTAGCCCGCGGCGCAGCGCTGCCCATGATGACGGCAGCACCTATCTGATTAGGGCAATCGTCACGGATGCGCTCAAGATCATGATTAACACGCTGAAGATCGTCATGGCCGAGATCGAGCGGCGTGGCTTGTGTGGTTTGTGCTGGATTACCTGCTGTGCTGGCTTGCGTTCTCTGTACCAATCCCTGTCGTACATGCTCATGAAAAATCCTTTTAAATGTGTTGTGTAACGTTACTAAACTCGTTATAGTAACGTTACTTTACGAGATGATGAGGTACTCAAAATGGCTCGCCCGACTATAGCTGATAAGCTTTTGACTCCAGCAGAGAAGCAGCGTCGTTACCGTGAGCGTTTGAAGCAGCGTCAGATTTCCCCTACTGGCCAAGAGCGTTATGTCATCCGGCAGTGGGCCATTGCTAAGCAGGAAACAGGAGATTGGACCGATGAGGATCAAGCTGTTTTGGATTACTTGGAATTTGGTCAGCGCGGTCCATATGAGCAGATTTAATATGCTCCTTAAGATTTTGCTTTTTCAGTGGCATTCATTTAGCCGTGCTGAGGTGGAGAGGCTTCTTGAGTTGACTCACTTTTTCCTGGTGTTTTTGATGATCTGGTCGGTCGTTAATTACTTCGCATAACACCCATTAAGGTAAATCGTCATGGCTAAGTTTTTTGAAAAGGTATTTATGGGCTTCGTTTGCGTTTTAGGCGCATATGCCCTTGTTTCTCTTTGTTTGGCCTTTGACGATCTTCGTCGTTTTCATGGTTAAAGGGATTTTATGAAAAAGTTTCTGATGTACGTCGCTGCGGTTTGGTTCGTTAACCAGCTCATGCCCAAAGAAGTGGCCTATGCCATTGTCGGCTCCATCGTCCAGGCCGGTGACTCTGTTGCGTCCTGGGTGGACTCCAATCAGCTCTTTTTTATGGTTGCGTTCATAGCTGCTCAGATCGTCATCATTCCGCTTGCATTGGGCATAGCTAGGATCTGGATCTCTAAGGGAAGGTTTTGACTATGTCACTTCAAAAGGGCGATGCAACTCATTTGGTTTGCTCGATTGGATGCACTGACATTTACGCCACTTATCTTTATCAGTATTGGTTTAAGACGGGTTCAGGTGTCGACTTTGATATCCGTTCTCTCATGTCTTATCTCAACATTGATGAATCAACTGAATTGCCTTCTGTTACTGGCTTTGATGATTTCAATGTTTTCAAGCTAATGAAGGGTCTCCACAGCACTAATATCCGTTGGTTTCGTGCCGTTGCTTATGAGCTTGACCGGCGCTGCCAGACATTTTGCGAGATGCTTGAAGAATACTTACCTTTTGAATCCGCTCGAGTTTCAGCGGTTTGGGCTAAGCATCACGAAGAAGCTAAGGCCTTAACTGACGACGATTTCCCTTTCTGACATCGTTGCGTTGTATTTTTGTGTAAGATCACCAAACCACAGACATAAAAAAACCGGTATCCCTGATTCTTTTGCTTGGCGGCTAGGAGAAGGGATACCGGTTCGGACGGCGAGGTCCGTGAAATGGATTGTACTACAGAAGTAGGGAAAGGGCGTCAAGTCCCTTCTAAACGGCGCTCCAGTGCAGCTGTTGAGGGGGGACCCCGCTTGCGGGGGGTGGCCTCGACAGCGGAGCGGAGCGACGCTCTAGGAAGTATTGTTAAATCCTCCCCCCCCTCTCCAGCAAAATCAGAAAAAGCAGGACGGGCTAGAGGCTATCAGGCGCTTTCTCAGGCTCGCGAATGGCTCAAGTTCATAGCGAAGAAAAATCCGGCCAAGGCCTTTGGCTGGGACGTTCACCCAACGTCTATGTGCCGTTATTCCCGTGTCGGCACGTTTGTCTCTGTTCATCTTGAGAATCAGCACAACAGTGCGTTCTATGGTGGTCTGGCCACGTGTGCGAGCGTCTGGGCTTGTCCAGTCTGTACGGCTAAGATTCAGGCGCGTCGCCGCCCTGAGCTTGAGAAGCTTGTTGAATGGGCGTATGCCAACGGCTATGAAGTCCAGATGGTTACTTTTACGTTCCCGCACTATGGTTATCAGCGCCTTGCTCACTTGCTGGCTAGCCAGCGTGAGGCATTTAAGCTTATGCGCAAAGGTAAGCAGTGGGACAAGTTCAAGTCTGGGCACGGTTATCAGGGCATGGTCAGATCGCTTGAGATTACTCACGGCTCCAATGGATTTCATCCCCATACTCATGAACTGTGGATCACTGACAAGCTTGACGAGATTGACCAGGGTGATTTCAAAGCGGCTGTGCTCAAGCATTGGCGGTCTGCTTGTATCCGCTCTGGTTTGCTGCTTGACGATCCTTCAACCCTCGATGCATTCAACAAGCATGCGGTAGATGTTCAGTTTAGGACATCAAGCTCTGACTACCTTGCAAAGCAAGACCAGTCTCGCGCATGGGGCATCGATGCTGAAATGACTGCTGCCCAGTCCAAGCAAGGTAAGAAGTCTGGTGTGCATCCGCATGACTTTCTTGTTCGTCAGGAGGAAGGCGATAAGGAGTTGTATCTAGAGTATGTCCAGGCGATGAAAGGCTATCGTCAGTTGTTTTGGTCCCCCGGCCTCAAGGACAAAGCCGGGGTTCGTGAGGTCTCTGATGAGCAGCTCGTCCAGGAGCAAACAGAGACTGCTGATTTACTTGGACTGCTGACCGTTCGCCAGTGGGCGCTTATTCGCGGTAACGACGCTCGTGCTGAGTTGCTCGACGCTGCCGAATGCTCCGGCTGGCAGGGTGTCGTGAACCTTCTCCGATCGCTCGGCTGTGATGATGCTATTTACGTCCCTGATCCATGCAGCTAGGTCAAGTTCTTGACCTTCTGCCCAATCAATCAGGCTTTGAAGTCGGTTTGCTGTCACTTCGTCCAGGTTGATCATTTCCATGTTTCTTACTCTTCTCGATCAGTAGCTCGATAGCGTCCGACAAAGTGCATTCGTGATCCGTCGCAAGCTGTTTTAGTTCTCGCCAAACAGCAGGTTTTATGCCAACGGTTTTCAGTCGGTCCCCGTTCAATCTGAACCTCGCCTTTTCCAATATTCTTCGCATGGGTATTGCCTCCTTGTGTCTTTGTGGTATTGTGCGTTTGTGTTCTTGTGTTGAGCAAGAACGGACACAAGGCAGACTTCTCATTCTCAAGTCATAGGATACACCCTCCATGGCAGCTTCTCTTACGGCCCGCGTTCACTTTACCGGCGAAAACAAACAGGGCACTTCGAAAGCCGGAAATTTCTATTGCATGCAGAAAGCTTACGTTCAGCTTCCTGGTATTCCGTTTCCTCAAGCCATCACTCTTTACGAAGGTGATGCATCCAAGGTTAAGCAGGCTGGACAGTACGACGTACCGCTGGTCTTTGAGATCAAGGAAGGCCGTGATGTCACTGTGACATTAGACCTCAGCGGAGCGGTGCCCGTACAGGCTCAGGCGGCAGCTGCACGACAGTCGGCTTAATCGTCTGGCCCCCAGTCCTGACGGCGAGATAGGGGGCCAAATTTCATGAGGGCGAGCTCATGATTATTTTTTCAACGTGTGAGGTTATGGCGGTTCTTGGCCTTGCACTGATTGCGGTTCACTTCCTTTCTGTGTGGGCACGTTCATGAGCTACGAATGTGAGCTTTGCGGCGCTGAACTGGACGCCGAGGAAGAAGAGGTTCACGAAAACTTAGGCGCTTCCGATGACGAAGCCCTCTGTTTTGACTGCGCGGAGCAGTATCACTAATGGCGGATTCGACGGGTTCTACCGATGGCACTACAACGCAACCGGCAGACGGTACAACAACGACCAGCCCGTCTACCGATGCCTTTATGGAGATCATCTCCACTGTTAACACAGAAGGAGTAGGCATCGTGTTTACAAGCGGATTCCTGCTTACGCTCGGTCTCTGGGCGCTGGGCATGAAAATATCGGTGGCAATAAATGCCATCCGAAAACTTTAAATCAGGAGCATCACAATGGACGCGATTTTCGCAGCAGTAGATTTTTCTTCCGTGGCTACATGGGTTGGTACAGCTGGCGTTGCCATCATTGGCATCTGCATGGCGTTCAAGGGCATCGACCTGGGCAAGCGCGGCGTCAAGAAAGCCTAACGTTGCTGTCAGGCATAGGGGGGCTTCGGCTCCCCTTTTTTATGGTGGGCAATAAATGGAAATCACATCAGCAGACCTCGCGTACTTCTTTTACGTCATGGTCTTTCATGCAGGGGTGTTAGTCGCATGGGCATTTATCGCAGGTACGCGGCAGCGTTTCTAATCGTCTTCACGTCCTGGACTGTGCAGGCCGGGCAGGTCAACGTTCCCAAGCGTTCTGTTGAAGACCTCATCAAGAACGTGACGCCTGTGCTCAGTGACAATGCTCTGGGTTATGTTCGTGCCGAGGGTAACTATCCCTTCACGTACAACAACAAAGCGTATACAGCCGGGCCGATCCTTCAGACCACCAAGATTCCTACCTCTGCTGTTAAGTCGGTGCTTAAGGAAGGGCTGAAAACAAACGCGCCTAAACTGCTTCTGGATGCCACCATTGCGGCTTCAGTGGCGGCTGTTGGTTGGGTAATGACCGATGGTGTTCTGACAAAGAAAATCGAATCTGCTGATGCTGCTCCTACTGATCCGTCAAAGGATCAATATTCCTGGAGTATTTACAACGATTATCGTGCTTCTACACCTTTGGCTTCCTGTCAGAAGTTTGTTGATGCCGTCGGCGGGGGTACGCGTCGTGAACCTCAAATTACTGGCTATTCTCCGTCTGGAATGACTGCTGTATGCCAGTACAAGATGTATGACAGTCCTACCAGTACTAGTTGGCATTACACAACTGACAATTTCTCTCGGTCAGGTAGTAGTTGCCCAACTGGAAGTACTTATGACGCTTCTCGTGGCGGCTGTTTTGGTGGTTCTCAGCCTGCACCTGTAACCGATGCAGATTTTTCTACCCTTGACACTCACTTAGATGGTCTCGATGCAAAACATCTCAACGATGTTCTTAAGGCATCGTGTGAGGGTTCGTTAGCACCTGCACGTTGCATCCAGTCGTTACAGGATGCTGCAGCCCATCTCCACTCTGGCCCGGCTACTGTTAAGGGTCCCACTGTTACCAGTACCACCAGTACGACTAATGCCGACGGCACTAAGTCAGACACGACGACATTCAAGGAAACTCAGTTTCAGCTTGGTTATAACGCTGATGGTTTCACTTGGCGTGATGACACTACAACCACAACGACTAACCCGGATGGCACAAAAACCGTTAGTCACGAAAGCACGGAAGACAATTCGGCGACTCCTGAGCAGGAGAAGGACGATCCGTTAGACAGGGAATACGCGTTCGAGGACAAGGACTTTCCCGAGGTGACTCCCTTTTATGAGCAGAAGTACAAGGAGGGCTTCAAGTCTGTTTGGGAAAAGAATCAGGCGTCCTTTGATAACTCTGCGTTCATTTCCTTCTTGAAAAGCTTCGTACCCAGCTTTAGCGGCAGCTGCCCAGCCTTTGGCCTAAGTTTCAACATTGCCACCTGGGCGAACTATGGGTCGATGGACTTCATGTCGATCTGCTACGTCCTGGACTTCGTGAAATCCATTCTGCTCGTCTCGTCCTTGTTCCTTTGCCGTGCGCTGATTTTCGGAGGCTGATATGGCGTCGATCTTTAAGTTTTTCTCTGCGCTGCTTGCCAAGATCGTTGGCTTTGCGGAGTGGGTACTGCTCCTGGTGAAGCAGGTTTTCGTAGATGCCTGGAATGTCATCACGGACGTTTTGTGCTGGGGTCTCGATCAGGCCATGCAGCTGGCCGCGAGCTTGCTCAACACTATCGACATTCCGTTCAACCCTCAGACGTACTTTTCCATGATCCCCGCCGAGGCTGTGCAGATGATGGGCTATATCGGTGTCACCCAGTCGCTGGCCATGATCGTTGCCGCACTGGTGATTCGCTTCGCTCTGCAGACCATTCCGTTCGTTCGTTGGGGTTCCTAAATGATTAACTTGATTCTAGGCCAGCCCGGCGGCGGCAAGAGCTATGAAGCGGTAGCGTTCCATGTCATTCCTGCCCTGGTTGATGGTCGTAAGGTCATTACTAATCTGCCGCTGCAAGTCGATGTCATTGAGGCGTTCTTCCCGGGTGCGAAAGCTCTCATTGAGATTCGTAACCCGCAGCTGGTTGATGGCGTTCTGGTGCGTCCGTTCTCGTGTGTTGAGCACTACGGTGACACGTGGCGGCATCCTGCGTCCGGTGTAGGGCCGCTGTACGCCATTGATGAGTGTCACCTTGCTATGCCTCGCACCGTTGTCGATCGTGCTCAGGTGCCTGCTCAGCGGCTCGTAGAAGAGTGGTACTCGATGCACCGTCACGAACTGGCTGACGTGCTTCTGATTACTCAGTCTTATGGCAAGGTCAATAAGGCCGTTATTGATCTCGTTCAGGTTGTTTATCGCTGTAAGAAAGCAACGGCCTTTGGTACGTCGAAACGCTATATCCGCAAGGTACAGGACGGTGTGCGTGGCGAGGTCGTTAACACCTCGATTCGTGAGTATGAGTCCAAGTACTTCAAGTTCTACCGTAGCCATACCAAAAGCAGTAAGGCCGCTGAGGAATTGACCGCTGGTGACATCATTCCGCTCTGGAAGCGTTGGCCGTTCAAGGGTGCTGCTATCTGTGCGCTCCTGGTCATTTGTATGTCGATCTATAACCTCAATCGTGAGCCTAAGCATTCACCGCCACCGGCTCCCAAGGTTGTGCACCAGGTGCAGCCTGTTCAGGAAAGTCACCCTGTAGCTCAAGTGGCAAAAGTACCTGCTGTCGAAGCTCAACCGCGTGGGCCTGAGCAGAAGTTGCACCCGTTCCAGGGGTTGGAGATGCATCTCATGGCAGTGCTCAAGGGCAAGCGGCGCGACTCTGATGAGGAATACATCAACGGCTATGTCGGGCTTGCCCAGAACGGGCAAGTGGTGCGGCGTGTGTCGTTTGA